TCAGGCAGCGGCGACGCGGTCGGCGAAATCGACCAGGTAGCGGTCGGTGATGCGCTGCATCAGGTTGAGGTTTTCCAGCGGGGGCACCGGGGTGTAGTCGTAATCGATGAACAGCTTGCCGTCCTTGAGGGATTCGGGGCTGTTGGCTGACTCGTCGAACCAGGCTTCGCCGCCCATGAGGTAGCCCAGGCGCACCCACTCGCGGAACTTGGCGTTGATGCCCTCGATGATGTCGCGCACCAGGCTGGGGTGCATGGGCTTGTCCACGGCCCACAGGTGGGCCTCGGCGAGGGTGTCGGCGATGACCTGGGCGCTGCGGGTGTAGTTCTCGAAGGCGAACAGCGGGTCGTCGCTGGTGGTGCGCGAGCCCCAGAAGCGGAAGCCGCCCTTGTTGATCAGGGTGGTGACGTCCGCGGCGTTGAGCACCCCGGCATCGGTGTTGGGGTCCTGGAGGTCCCAGAAGACGTCCTTGGAGATGCCGGTGACGCTGTTCACCGGGATGTTGGAGAGGGTCTTGTGCCAGCCGAACTGCTGATCGAGCCGGGCGCGGTGGCCCAGGGCCTTGGCCACGGCGGAGAGCGGGCGGGTTTCTTCGGCGTCTACGTCGAAGGCCTGGAAGTTCGGCCAGATCACCATGGCCTCGCGGGCGCCGAAGGCCTCGCGGTACATCACGGCTTCCTCGACGGTCTCGCAGCCGTGGGCGGAGACGTAGGCGAAGGCGCGCAGCTTCTGGGCGAGGGTGATCAGCTCGGCGGCCACGCTCTCGTCATCCAGCTCCGGCACGCCGAGGATGCGCGGCTTGATGCCGAAGCGCTGCTCGGCTGCCAGCAGCGCCTGCATGCCGGTTTTCTGGCCGGTCTCGCTATCCACGCCGCCGATCAGGTTGGCGGTGGTGCCGGCGTCGTCCTCGCCTTCCTCCACGCGCACCACGACCACCAGGGTGCGGGCCTCGGCAACGATGGCCCGCAGCGAGCGCGCCAGGGTGCCACCGCTGCCGGCCTTGCCGATGGCGGCGTAGAGATCGGTGACCAGCACCGGGGTATCCAGCGGGAAGGCCTCGGCGTCGGCCTCCGGCGCGGTGGCCACCAGGCCGATGACGGCGGTGGCAACGGTGCGGATCGGGCGCGTGCCCTCGTTGATCTCGTGGACGCGGACGCCGTGATGGTATTGATCGGGCATGGGGGCTCCTGCGCGGTGGCGGGTGGCGGCAGAGTGATGCCGTCACCGTGCCGCGCGGGCGCGCGAGGGGCTATAGGGCAGGGGTGTACGGGGGAAGTGGTACATGGGTGGGGTGCGCTAATTACAGAAAACTAAATTCTGTTGTCTCGCTAAAATATTAATGAAAAATAAACAATTAAAACAATGGCTTGCCGAGATGATTTTAGCGTTTGGATTTTCTCTTAGCATTTTTCCTCGATTCGGCTACCTTTGATAGTAGAGGTGAACCAAAGAGAAGGAGGAAGAAATGAGCGATAACAATCGGACTATTGAGGCTCTCAAGCTAGTGGTTGATGAGCTAGAAGCTCATAGCAGGGAAATACAGAATGTCAAAAAAGTGCAGCAGCATGCTGGCCGAGAGTTTGAAGAGTTCAAGTCGAAAGCGACGAAGGAGATGGATAAGCTGAATCGTAGAATAAGGGACTTGGAGATTGCTGCTGACTACAGTAGCCGCAGGGCTACCACAGGTGAGCTAGCGGAAAAGCATAATCTTACCTCGGGAAGGATAAGCCAGATTACAGAGCCTTATCGTAAACCTACATCCATGAAGAAAGCGAAGGGAAATTCTAGAGGTTTAAAGCATTAATCCATAACCCCAAGCCCGCCACTAGGCGGGCTAGTTGCGGCATAGCTTATAGCTCCTTTCCCGGCCTCGGGTCGATGCTCACGTGTTTTCGACCGAATATGTCTTTGTAAACAATTTCTAGCTGGACCTGTTGACGCTCCAGCTCGGCATTGAAGCCCTCACCGTCAGGCTGGCCGATAAAATCGAACTCCACCAATATGATCTTTTCATCTTTGCTTACGGCGTAATCTTGTTGATAAGCATAAGGTTGTACAGTTTGAATTGGAGGGCCTTGCCGGTTCGCCAGCTGGTTGAATACGTCCTCAAAGGCTTCGCTTAGGATTCCTTCGACTAGCTCGCCCTCTCTATATAAGTTGATTGCCTGAATGAACGCAGGCCCAAGACCACTGTTGGTTATCGAGACTGAGCCAGGTGTGGCGGACTTCGGAGTGATGAGCTCGCTTTTGATTGCCGGTGTGTGAGCTTGCATATGCGCCAGGCGGGTCCAGCGATACTGAGCCAGACCGGTTATGGCAATCGCCAGCGTGAGCAGGGCAATACCCAAGGCGATCCAGTTTTCAGGGGTGAGCATTCGGGCGAAGGTGTCCATTCAGTTCTCCTGATCTGTATGGACACCGTGCATGAAACCGACCGGCGAGGGAAGCCTTACCACACCACGGCTTCGATCCCCTCCCGGTCCTCCTCGGCCAATGCTTGATCGATGGCGTCCTTGCGGTCCCAGCTGCGCTGGTAGATCCCTTCGATGTGGGCCAGGGCCGCCAGGGTGAGGGCGTCCATCTCCTCGGCGGTGAGCTCGCGGTTGACGTTGGAGAGGCCGCGGAAGGTGAGTGTGGCCTCACTATCACCGGCAGCGATGAGGCGCTGGGCCTTGGCGGAGAGCCCGAGCAGGTTGATCTGGTCCTGGGGGCGGGTCTGGACCACATCGGGTTCGCCGGCGATCTCGTAGGGGAGGCCGGCAGCGAACGCCTCGTCGCGGGCCTGGTCGATCTCCGCGCGCTTGCGGGCGGCGAGGGTGTCGAGGTCGGGCAGCGGAAGCGGTACCCAGGTGGGGCGGCCGTTTTCGTCAGCGCCGCGCTGCATGCCTTCAGGGGGCTCGCCCTGGCCGTAGGTCTGCCAGTCTTCGTCAGTGACCTCGATAGCATCTGCGGGCCAAGTGCCAGCAGCTTTATACGCATTTTTCATAACTGAGGGAAAGAATGTGTTCATGCTTCTGCTAAAGTGCATTTTGCCTCTCCTTAATGTCCGATTGTGAAATAGCCACATGTGACAGCCGCGCGAGACCCACTAGCCCCATACACATTTAATTCAAAAGATGAGTTGGTCGTGTTTATCTGGCCTCCTGCCATTGACGCCATGCCTGTATTTCCTCCACTAGGGGTTATTACTACTCGTAACATTTGATTTGGGAATGCGATTGGCGTGTTTACCGTTACCGGAGAGCTACTGCTAGAGGTTCCCGTTCCCCACTGGAAAATAATCCCGCCCAGCCATGACGGGAATATAATGTAACCGCTTCCACCTAACGAGTAAGAAATACCCCACCGCAGCTTTTTCGGCGTTACTGCCGTGGCATCATCTTCTCCCGCATCGACTTGCACTTGAGTCGCTACTTTGAGCATACCAGCGACGGTTTCGGTCGCTGCCTTGACCCACTGGACAGCCCAGTCCTTGAGCTTCTTAGGCGAGATAAATGCTTCGTCATTTTCACCGGCATTGGTCTGGGTCTGGCTGGCCCGCACCACCATGCCGCGGTCGGTTTCGGTAGCCAGAGGGTGTGCTCGGCCGGCTTCGTGGGCGGCGCGCTGGTCATCGACGTATTTGCGGGTGGCCAGCACCACCGAGGGATCGACCTTCAGCGTGACGGCGGCGGTGTCGCTGACCTGGAGCACCATGCGCACGGTCTGGGTGCGGCCGGAGCCCTCGTCGAGGGTGGGCTTGTAGGTCTCGGGGTAGTTGCCGTAGGCGATGAGGTCGCCGGCGGAGTCGAAGACGCCGATCTCGCGGATAGTCCAGCCGCCGACGTCCGGCGGCATGACCTGCTCGACGACGACCCAGTTGGGGTTGTCGGCATCCACCTCGACGCGGTTGATTGGCGCGCGGCGGACTTCGTTGATCAGCGAGGTGCGGTCGCTGTCTGGCGTAGGGACGCTGCCGCCGCCATCGCCCACCGCCAGGTGGGTGAGCTCGATGGTGTTGCCCAGGGCGACGGCGTTGGCCAGCTTGGCCTGGCCGACCTGGGTGAGCAGCGTATAGAACTGGGCCATGGGTGGGCCTCCTCTACTGAATCAGGGCTGGGGATAGACGGTGGCGCTGTCGACGGTGTCGAGGCCGATGGCGACGAAGAAGGGCCCGGTCACCTCGGTGTCGCCGGCCTCGTAGGGGTAGATGGCGGTGACGTCGCCGTCATAGGTGGCGGCGCCGACGTAGAAGCGGCCGCGGCTCTCGCCGAGCAGGTCCATGCCGATGACGTGCCGGGTGAGCGGCTTGGCGTCATCCACCAGGCGGGTGAGCTCCAGGTACATGGCATCGGTGATGCCGGTCTCGAGCACGCCGATGCGCAGGGCGAAGGTGCCGGGCTCGCCCATGGGTTCGAGCTGCCACCACTCGGTGACCTCGAGCAGGTAGCCCAGCGGCTCGACCACGCGGCGTAGGGCGGCGATGGTGCCCTTCTTGCGGTGGACGTAGAACGAGGTGGCAATGACCTCGCGCTTGGCGGCGTTGCTCCAGGCCGGGTCCCAGCGGTCGACGCTGAAGGCCCAGGCGAGGTAGGGCAGCAGGTGCGCGGGGCAGGTGTGGGGGTTCCACAGCTGGCGAAGCGGTACCGGCACGCGCTGGATCTCGGCCAGGGCCTCGGCGGCGGCGCGCTCCAGGGGGGAGGCGTTGCCGGGCAGCAGGGGCCGACGGTCATTCATCGCTGCCCCCGATCACGATCTCGACGCCGGTGCAGTGGGCGGCCTGGGTCTCGTCGAGTACCACGTCGGCGGCGGGCTGGGCGAGCTCGACGCGCTGCACGCCTTCGACGTGCAGGGCGGCGTGAATGGCTGAGATGCGGATGTCGCGGCCGAGGCGGCGCTGCTCGTTGATGTAGCGGGCGAGGGAGTCCTCGGCGGCGGCCAGCACCGGCTCCTGCTCGGGGCCGGGGAAGATGTAGAGCGTGGCCTCGATGGCGTAGTCGACGATGGTGGCGGACTGCACGGTGAGGCGGTCGCCGACCGGGCGGATGTCTTCGGCAGAGAGCGCTTTCTCGACGATCTCGACCAGCGCTTCGCTGGCGTGGCCATCGCCTTCGGTGCTGAGCAGGGTGACCAGGGCTTCCGCCGGCGCGGGGCTGATGGCGGTGGCATCGGAAATGCGGCCATCGGCCGAGAGGGCGTGGTAGACGTAGGCGCCGCGGGGGCCGGCGACGCTGAGGCCTTCCCAGGCCTGCTGGGCGCGCAGGCGCAGGTCGCTGTCGCTCTCCAGGGTGGGCGGTACCGGCGGCGTGGCGCTGGGGTCGCCCGGATGGATCACCAGGCGCTGGACGTTGAAGTTGGCGACCAGCTGCTCGAGGTCGTCTTCCCGAGCGTTGGCGAGCATGACGGCGCGGGCGGCCTCGTTGATGCGCTGCCGCCAGACCAGTTCGCGGTAGGCGTTCTCCTGCAGCAGCAGGGTAAGCGGCTCGCTCTCCAGGGCGAGGGCGGCCTCGACCTCGTCGCGGCGGCCGGTGGGGACGAGGGCGAGCAGTGCCTGGCGGCGGTCGGCGAGGATCTCCTCGAAGTCGAGGCGCTCGACGACGCGGGGCGTGGGGAGCTGAGAGAGGTCGATGGTTCCGCTCATGCGATGGGCACCTCGAGCTGCAGGGGGGCGCCTTCACGGGTCTGGGCGTCGATTTCGAGCACGGCGGCGCCGGGCTGGGTGGTGCTGACGGTGCGGCGGATGGCGGTGACGCGTATGCGCGGCTCCCAGCGGATGAGCGCCATGACGCTGGCGGAGTAGGCCTGCAGCAGGGTGGCGTCGTTGAGCGGCATGTCGATCAGCTCGGGCAGCAGGCTGCCGTAGTCGCGGCGCATGACGCGCGAGCCGATGGGCGTGGTGAGGATGTCGCGCACGCTCTGCTGGATGTGCGCGAGGCCTTCCAGGCGGCGGCCGGTGTGGGCGTTCATGCCGCTCATACGGGCTCCCCGGTGCTGCTGCCGCCGCTGGTGACGCCGCTGTGCTGGTGGTCGTCGCCGACGTTGGTGCCGTTGTGGGTCAGGCCTGCGCCGTTGACGGCCAGGGACCCGTTGATGGTGGTGTCGCCGTGAATGGTCATGCCGCCGGGCGCGGTGACCTCGGCGCTGCCGGGCAGGATGGCGCGCAGGTGATGGGCGGCGTGGTCGTACTCGATCACGGCGCCGTCGGGCATGACGATGTGCCATAGGCCGCCGCTTACCACTGGCGCGGGGTGCGCCTGGCGGTAGAGGCCGGCGAGCACGACGCCAGCGGAGAGATCCCCGCCCGGGGAGAGCACCAGGACCTGCTCGCCTAGGGTGGGCGGGTTCCAGGTGCGCGTTTCGCCGGCGCGCAGCTCGAGCCAGGGCAGGCGGGCGGTGGTGAGCTCGCCGATCTGCACCCGGCAGCGCGCGGAGGCGTGATCCACCTCGGCGATGGTGCCGAGGCGGATGAGGTTGTGGATCAGGCGCAGCAGCTCGGCGACGCCTTGGGTAGCGGGAGAGGGGCTCATGCCGCCCATGCTTGCGCGCCCGGGCGTGGGCGCGGTAGCGCTGGGCCATGTACCGGCGGAGCGGTACACGCTCGATCAGGTGAGAGGGCGGTCAGGCGCTATTGGCGCCGCACGTTGGCGGAATAGATTGCCTAGGCGTGAACTGTGGTTCACACTTGCTGTCATGAAGAGCATCAGCCAAACCGAGACCTATGCCGACTGGTTCGCCAAGCTGCGCGACCAGAGGGCGAAGGCCAAGATCCTGGCCAGGATACGCCGCGTGGAGCTTGGCAACTTCGGCGATTGCGAACCGGTGGGCGAGGGGGTGTCGGAGCTGCGCATTCATTACGGCCCCGGCTATCGGGTCTACTTCGTGCAGCGAGGCTTCGAGCTGGTGATTCTCTTGGCTGGCGGCGATAAGGACAGCCAGGCCAAGGACATCGAGGTCGCGAAGCAGCTCGCGCGCGAGTTGAAGGAGGTTCCATGAGCACACTACAGAAATGGGATGCGGTCGATCATCTGGGCTCCGAGGAGGAGATGGCCCTGTACCTGGAGGCATGCCTGGAGGAGAACGACCCTGCGCTGGTGGCGGCTGCCCTGGGCGACATTGCTCGGGCGCGTGGCATGGCTCAGCTGGCCCGCGACACGGGGCTGACCCGTGAAGGTCTTTACAAGGCGCTCTCTGCCGATGGCAACCCCAGCTTTGCGACGATCATGAAGGTCATGAAGGCCCTCGGGTTCACGCTTCACGCCGAGGCTTCCTGACCCGCAGCGAGCAGCGCTCCCTGACTACGCAACGCCCTGGCACCCGTGCCAGGGCGTTTTTCTTTGGGGGCAGGCACGACTGGTCAGGTGAGGTGGTCGATCAGGCTGTCGCGGATCCGCTCGCGGTCGGCGCGGGTGAAGCCGAGCAGCTCGCGGCGCGGGTACTGGTGCATGGGCCCACTGGGCTCGACGCGGTCGCGCAGGCCCTGCTGGTGGACCTTGGCGATGCGCGCCACGCGGCCGAGGAAGGCGACCGCGGCGGAGTTGGGCCCGGCCTTCATGGTGAGGAAGCGGGCGGTGCGCAGCCGGGTGAACATGGCACGCCGGCGGATGCCACCGGCCTGGCCGCGCAGGGCGGCGCGGGGGGCGTAGGCGCTGCCATCCGGGTTCTGCTGGGCCTTGATGCGCTCGCGCTGGCTGATGCGCAGCTCGCGGGCGACGTGACGGGCGAGGCGGCGTCGCTCAGCGGGGCCCACCTTGGCGATCAGCGGCTCGACCCAGTTCTCGAGGGCCTGGAGGTCGCCGTCATCCATCGTTAGGGCTCTCCCACTGGCTGGCCTGCTGATAGTCGGCATCGCCGGGGCCCTTGACGTTTAGCGACCAGGAGAGCGCCGGGCAGGTCTCGATGGGGTAAGCGGGCATGCGGTGCTCGGCGTTGATGGTGCCGGCGTCGCAGTCCACCAGGGCGATCACCCGTTCGGTTAGGCGCACGGTGAGGGCGAGGTCCCAGGCGTTGTTGCTGAGGATCTCGGCCTCGAGGCGCACGGCTTCGTCGGGGTCGAGGTCCGGCTGGTAGCGGCTGAGCCACTGCAGCAGCGGGATCATCAGGGTGTCGAGGCTGCCGCGGTAGTCGGTGACGATGATCTGGGCGTCGACGCGATATTCGTGGCTGAGGTGCTGGCCGCGGGCGAAGGCGATGCCGCCATCCTGCACGAAGGTGAGCAGCTTTTCGGGGCCGCGCTTGAGATCCGGCACGGCGTTCAGCAGGTGCTGGCGAAGGGCCTGCAGCTTGATCATCGGCGGGGCTCCTGGCGGGTTTCGAGGGCGTCGACCAGGCCGTTATGGCGGGTGGCGCAGCGGTGGTACTGCCCGGCCCAACTGGCCATGGTGAGGGCGACATCGCCGCCGGTGCCGTCAGTCAGCGGGGGTAGCTCGGCCGGGCAGCGGTTCAGCAGGCTCTGCTGGATCGGGGCTGCGGCCGGCTGCGGCGTCGTTGAGCAGGCGGATAGCGTCAGGCTCAAGGCAGACGCGGCGATATATCGGGCGCTCGATCTCACGGATGATTCCTCGGTCGATGACTCGCTCGCTGGCGGTGAGCTCGGCGAGGCGAGCTTCGACGCTGGCGGCGATCTCGCTTTCGCGGGCCAGGGCGGCGTCGATGGTGTGCTGGGCGGCGCGTTCGGCGGTGAGGCGGTGGCTGTCTTCCAGCCAGCCGCGTGCCTGCCAGCTGCCGGTGGCGGTGGCCACCAGCAGCAGGGCGAGGCCGGCGATCCGGGCGCGGTTCATGCGGCGTATGCCGTGGGGGCTTCGCCTTGGCAGACGGCGGCGACGAGCACGTCGCCCACGGCTTCCACGACGCGGCGGCGGTTGGCGATGTACTTGGCCAGGTCGCTCTTGTTGGTGATGAAGAAGAGCTCGACGATCAGCCCGCCGCCCTGGGCTATGAACGCCAGCCGGCTGTGCTGGCCGCTGGCTTCGCCCTTTGCGCCGCGGTTGGCGATGCCGAGGGTGTCGGCGATAGCCTGGCAGAGGGCGTTGCCGAGCGGGTAGTGCTGGCGGCGGCTGAGGGTTTCCACGCCGGTGGCGGCGGGGTCGGTGAAGGCGTTGCAGTGGAACTCGACGGCGAGGTCGTGGGCTTTGGCGGCGCCGATGGCCTCGCGCAGTGGGAGGTTCTGCCCGGGGGCGCCGTCCTTGTCGAAGATGATCCGGCGGCGCAGGTAGTCGGCGAGCAGGTCGCGGAATTCCAGCACGATATCGGCCTCGGTATGGCCGTGGCCTACGGCGCCGGGGTCGGTGTCGCTGTGGCCGGCGGCGATGTAGAGGCTCTTCTCCTGCAGGGCGGCGTATTGGCGCATCAGTGC